TCACCTCCAATACTGGAGGAAGAATTGAACCGCCTACCGTTTTATGCAGACACCCGCACGGTTATTATACCACGGGCGTCTTTTTTTGTCAATTTATACTGAAGCCGATCCCTTTATATACTCCGGCTTTCCGTGACTTAAAATTTCAAACTCCATAGCGTCTATTGCCGTACTGTCGCCGCCGAGAGACGTTACGTTAACAACGCACGGAATCCCCAGCTCGTCGCCGTTGGGGAAAATTATATCAAAAAACGAATAACAATCGCTGCCAGTTTTCATAAATAAGCCGGCTATATAATCGTTTCCCGGGTCGCCGCTGTTTCTTTTCGCGGTCATTGAAATGGTAATGGATTTAGCTGTTACAAGTCTTCTAGTCCAACCTTCACCGTCCATCGGATTCCATTCCTCGACTCCTCCGTCAATGCTTATGGAAAGCCCTTCGGCGTCGCTTATGGTTTTAGGGCTTTTAGGCATTGCCTGACCGTCTGTGAAATTTAACCCCGCCGTATCTATTCTAAAGGCAATATCATAATTTGCGTGAACTCCGGAGGTATATTTAACTGATTCTCCAGCCATATTAATCATTCCTTCCTTTCATAATAAAAATCGCATTCAATTACATATTCATATATGCCGTTTTCATCCGTATCAACCGATACAGGCTCATCGAGCAACAGCATTACGAACAGTATTCTGTTTCCGTTTATTACCGAATTTCTCGTACTGTAAAGCTCATTCCACAGCCGCTGAGCGGCGCGCTCTGTTTCACGCTGGCTTTTATTCCAATGGCAAAGCAGAGAAACGGACCTTACGCCATAGCTGCTGTTTTTCAATCCTCCCACCGGTATATTCGGCGGACGAGAACGTTTCAGATTATAAACTCCTATACTCTTGAAGTTCTTATCCGGCATTTTGCCGCTATAAACCTTTTCGTCGTCAGTTATTCCCATTGTTCCGATAAAATCGCGTATATCAGACAGATAAAGCATTTCATACCCCCGTTTCCCGTTTATAAAATTGCTTAAACGCTGCCCTGACCTTTAAATTCTTTTTCCCTCCGTCCTTGTAAGGCTCAAACCATTTTCCGCCGGCATAGGGATTTTCGCCCTTATCAAAATTATATTCAGGGTGAAAATACAGCCGTCGGGCGTAGGGTCCCTCAACGCAGACGAATACCTTACCTATTTTACTTTGTGTCGAATCGATAAAATGCTTTTCGTTCTGTAATGTTCCGGCGGTTGTCTTGCCCGCCGCTTTTTCTTTTTCCGTCGGCACGTCGAACGGTATCGTCTGCGATTGCACAACATCGGTGTGGATAAATTCGGCAGTTTTTTCAAGAGCCGTTATCTGCGCGCGTTCAAGCTGTTTAATAGCTGTTTCATTCAGCTTTATATTACAGCTTACATTTTTTTGCATTATATCAGATCCAATCTTGTATAATTTACGGAGCCGTCAGGATTTCTCGCCTTTTGTCCTTTAAAAATACGCCTTAAACTTCCGTTTACCGTTACCGTACCGCCTGTTATATTCGGTATTTCAGGCGCTATATCGCCGGTGAAAAGAACTGTACCGGAAAGTTGTATAAGCTTTTTTTCAGCGGTGAGAATTGTTTGGCCGCTATCCTGATAATTGCACATTTCTTTTATAACAACGCTTTTATTCGGCTCTCCGTATTTATTAAGCCCTTCCTGTTCTATTTCAACGATAACGGGAGTTCTGCACAGTCTTTTCGGCACAAGACACGGATATTTCAATTTAATCACCTCATCAATCTGCAGCACAGACCTGTCTGGGACAGCAGCGCGTAAACATCGCTCCTTATTGCTACCCCTTTATCCGTGTAAACGTTCCACGAGCTTCCAAACTGAGCCGATACCCCGTTGATACTATAGCCGGAAAGTATACTACCGATTTCGTCGGTATTTTCATATTCAAAATCCGCTTGCAGACAAACCACTTCGCGGATAATGTTCTGCTGAAAAGGCGTAAGCTCAGAAAATCCCCGGCCCACTATCCTGTTGTAGGTCAGGGAATCAACGTGTCTTGACGCAAAACCGAGGTATTTATTACGAGATTCTTCCGGTATTGTCGTACCGCCGTAAACGTCGGCGTAATATGCGCTGTCTGCGTACATCATTTGTTTTCCTTTTTAGGCGGCTTCGTTTCACGTTCGGTTTTCAGCTTTTCAAGCTCTGATCTTACCTTTTCATATTCGCTGAACGGTACGCTTTTGCCTTTGCCGTAGGAAACTATATTTCCGTCTTCGTCTTGTATATCAAAGCCGCGGCTTATGTACGACTGCTTTTCCTGTTCGGTTATATCGTATACCTTGTTTCCTTTTATCGCTTTCATTTTATCATCTCCTTATACGCTTTCCTGTTCCGTATTCTCTTCCTCAACAGTTGCCGGCTCTACGTTCATTGCACAACCGTCTTTTTTCATCTCAAGCAAAAACAGATCCCCGTAATTGCGGTTCTGATACAAATAACCGTCTGCGGTCCTGCTGTCTGTTCCAGGAGTAAAAAGCTTGATATAGCTGTACTTATCCCTACAAACAACGCAGGATGGATGAATAAGAATAAAGTTTATTTGTCTTGCCCCGTCTGCCGGAGTACAGCCGTCCGTAAAATTGTACTGCGTTTTCATTCTGGCGGATGGAACGCTTTTTATTTCAACGTTATCAAGACTATGCACCCGCCTGTCAATTCCCGACTGGCTGCTAACATCGATATTACGCTGAATACCTTCCGCGCGTTTAAGAAGCTTTTTGACAGTCGGAGTTGCGTACAGAATTCTGCCCTCCTCCGGCACTGCCGCCTCGTCCATTGCGGTCATCATATCGTCAAATTTATCAAGTATATTAGCCGCTGTCAAAACGGTAGCGTCGATATTTCCGCCGTAAGTTGTAAGCTCCGCAAAAAGCTTAGAAAAACGATAGCTGTCCTTTTCGGGAATAGCACGCTCAGTCTCAAATGTGTTCTGAATATTTGCAACTGAAAGCGTGAGATTAGTTTCGTCGATATCCATCGGATCGATGAAAAACTCTATATCTCTGTCATGTTCAAGCTTTTTAGGCTCCCAATCGTTTGACATAGTACCGGAATTAAAGCCCGGCGTTCTCGAGTGATCCTTGTAACCGCTAAGCGTCATTCTTGGAAGCTTGATAGTCTGAGCATTGATAAACTGCACCTGCATATTGCTCTTAGTCAGTGCGTCTGAGCAAAGCTCCTTTGAATATTTCTCCTGAAGCAAGCCTGTAAAGGTTGTCGCGTAATCATATACTGCCATTTATATCATCCTTTCTTGTATTAAAGCCCGAACGCCGCTTTAAGAGCGTCGTTGTTCGCGTTATTGTCTCCGGAATCTCCATCGGCCCCGAATTTAAAGCCTTTAGCTCCGCCGGCCTGCGGCTTTAACTGGGGTATGTCTTCTAATACCTTTGCTATAGCGTTTTTCAACGCCTCCTGATTGATCTTTCCGTCTTCTCCGGTAACTCCGCTCATATCCGCCATTTTAAGAATATACGACGCTGTCTTTACGTCAATTCCCATTGTAATGGCTTCCAGAGTGCCGGCTCGCTGAATCTCTGCCGTCAAGGCGGCTTTCTGCGCCTGTGCAAGCTGCGACTGGATTTCATTCAAATCGGGAGTATTCTTTGCCTTTTCCTCCTTATAGGCGTTGATCGCGGCTGACATTTCCTCCTGAGACAATCCCTGACGTTTAAAATAATTTCTGAGTATTTCCGATTCCTTCTGTTCTGTGCCGTTTGCAACAATTTCGGCGATTTTGCCGTAGTCTATTTCGCGGGCAGGAACGGACTGCGGATCGGAATTGCCGGCATTTTGATTCTGCCCTTGATTCTGATTGTTTACGTTAGCTTCTTCTGCCATAACATTACCTCCAAAAAATATTTAAGCAGTTTTATGCCGTGCTCAGGGCATGAAAAAAGCGCTCATAAAAGCGCTTAATCAATAGTTTCAAAGCTTACCGGAATCCACATATTCGGATTGAAGTTAAGCGTATAGTGGTAATTATCAACGTAATTATCCGTAACATCTTCGACCGTATAAGTTACATTGTCAGAAAGCCCTATAAAATGCTTTTTATATGCGCCGTTTTCATCTTCAACTATTATTTCAAGCTGATTTTCTGCGGTATCCACATTTAAGGACATTTTTCCGGTCATTTGAAAAAGTACATCGCCCTGAATGCAGTTAATAACGGTTATTTGCCTAATTGTGTTAAAGTTATCAGCTTGCTTTGAAATATTGTACGATACTCTTTCAGACTGTCTTTGACATCCGACAGACAATGCCGACATCAACGTCAGCCCCATTACGGCTGCAAGTATTTTCTTTGATTTTCTTTTCATAATTCTACCTCTTTCTTTTTTAGTGATATATAAAAATAACGCTCCGGCTATTGCCGAAACGCTTAACAAGCTATTTTCTTAACATTCGTTACTTCTATGAAGCTTTTTATCCGGTCGTAACCCCAGCCGCAATTAATCAAAGACGACACGAGCATTTCCATGCTTTCTATATCTCTGAGCTGTTCCGCTGTAAAACAATCGCGGAGATTATCTTTTTTGGGAATACCGTAATGCTCTCTCAGCTTATTGGCGTTCATGCCGAACAAAACCTTGTAAATGCAGTTTGTATACGTCGAATACGCATGACCGTGCATTCTTTCGTTTTCAGTAGACTGCTGCAAGGCTTTCGTGAGCGACTGCCTGACTGCGATCCCCTTTTCTCGTTCTATAAGCTTGCCCTGGAGCGTTTTCTCCATAACGTTAAACTGTTTTATGTAAGCTTCCTTGAACTTCATAGCCTTTTCGCCGGTGTAACCCATTGCCAAAAGGGTGAAGCCGTCGCGGGTAATATAATACATAGGATATTTTTTATTATTGCCCTCAACTTTGTATTCTGAAAACGCAAAATTGCGCTCTCTGAATTCCGTTGAACACCCTAAATTTTCTATATCCCTAAGTACGTCGGCATGACGTTTCTCAAACGTCTCCGCTACATCAAGACTGCTTACAACAGTTACTTCCTGCTTGTTGATTTTCGATACTTCTACTAACATAGTAATAATCCTTTCAGTTATTTTATTTTTAGGCATAAAAATAGCGCATACCTTTAGGCATACGCTGATTTGTATTAAATTGTGATATAACTAAACCGCCTTATCAAGGCGGCTATAACAACTTTAAATCTTCTTCACTGCAATTAAAAAGTGGAAAATCTCCTCCATAACCGTCTTTGCGTTTTCCTTTGATGTCACTTTCAACAGTTATTACTGTTTTGCTTCCGGTTTTTACAATATCAACTATTGTACCGGGGAGATTCTTCGATTTTATTATAACTTTATCATATAAATTAAACAATAATATCAATCCTCTCTATGACCGGTTATCAACCGTGGTTTACTTTCTGGAGTATCTTTTCTCCAAACAATTCGGAATCTTTTCTTATTATTAACACCGAGATACATAAATGTGCTGAAATCCTCTGTTCCATCCTCATTCTTTTTTATATCTAAGACTTTTGAATTATCAAACTCCGAAGTGATATCATTGAAAAGGCGTTCATAATCATTCTCATTATATCCTACATCAAAAAATTCCTTGGAATGTTTTGCGCCTGGTTTTAATAGAAATTTATTGATTTTATCGTGATGAATTTCAATTCTTTCACTTGCCTTTATTATACCACTTTTACTTGAATTGTCAATATAATTTTCCGCCGTTTTTTTCCACTCGTCAGCTTTTTTACCGTACACACGTCTATTGTCTTCATCAAGAAAATTTTCGGACATTCTTCTGAACTTTTCCGACTGATTTTCGGCATACCTTCGTTTCTGTTCGGCATTGTACTGTTCTATAAGCTCCCGCCGTTCTGATTCTGTATAAGGTTTACCCTCGTCAGAAATACCCTCAAAATACGTCGTATGACCGTCCTTACATCTCGGATGGTAAAGTCCCTTTGCTATAGCTGTACTCATAAGCATATGCTTTCCGTCCGGTCTGCCCCCGCTCCATACATCGTCGATAAGTACTTTGCCTACAAACGGAGCGCACATAGGGCACGGATTGCCGCGCTTATTCATAATAACAAGGCTCTCGCCCCATTCCCTGCGCATTTCCCCTTCTCCGGTCAAATACGCCCTTTTGCCTGCGGTTGACAACGACATAGATATATAATCACGAATGCCGTGTCTCGCTCCGTTCTTGTATTCAATACAGTTTATTCCGGCTCTTAGAAAATCCTTTGCCGCCATGTCAACAGCCTTTTCATATGTTCCCGCCCCGCTTGCCGCATAAACCTGAGCGTTAAATACGATCTTTCGATACTGATCGTTTGCCATACGAAGCACGGAATGCTCGGCGCGTTCAGCGTCGTTAACGGTCGCCCTTATCAAAGCGTCCATTTTACGGGTATTCATTTTTATGAATTCTGCTGACGTTTCAGCATGGCCGCTGAATATATGTTTCGGCTTATAACCTTTTTTAATAGCTTCCAATATTTTTATTTCCTGATTTGCCGATCCGTCAGTTCTCTCCTGTCTGATAAATTCATCTATTCTTGCATTAAGAGAAGCAAATTCCTTGGAAAATTTCTTTTTATTCTTCCGGCGGTATTCTTCCATAACCTTCAGTTGAATGGTCTGCCACATTTCCCAGTTATAGCCCTCCTTTGTTTCTTCCGCGCGGTGACGTTTAAAGTTGCGGAACATAGACGAAATCAATTCATTCTCAATACGGGCAAAAGCTTCGCTGATATCGTAATCAGGCATATTTTTTATACCTCCGGTTCAATCGTTTCAGAATCAAACGTATCGTCATTAATCAGAGTTTCGTCAATCTGCGCTATGCCCTGCTCTTCCTTAAGTCTTTGTATCTCTTCCGCTTTCCATTGCTTGTCCTTACTGTCCCCGTACAGTTCCTCAACGCTTGCCTCGATACTCATAATACCTCCCTGCTTGGCCTTTGATATCGTTTCAACCTGAGATTCAAACGAAGGGTTAGCATATTCTCCGAACGGAATACTGACTTCGATTTCCTCCGGAGCTTTTCCCAGAGACATAATATATGCGTTTATACAGGCGGCCGCTAATTTAGGAAGCTGCTCCTGCATAGCTTCAACTATAGCGTTTCTTGTATAAAGAGTCGCCTTTTCTTTTTCTCTCTGCGCCTCTGCGTTATCAAGCTTTTTTACGTCGATTCCTAATGTCGAGGGGCTTATAATCCCCTGCAAGCACAAATCAAGCGCGGTTACATAGCTTGCAAGATAGCTGTCGTGGGGAATGTCGGGCTGCTTTACTTCAATACCCGATCTTCCGTCCTCGGCAAACGCGCTTGCGGTCTGAATAAATCTGTTGTCAAACGGGTTTGGTTTCAACAGCGTTCCGTTATTCTCATTTTTCGGAATCATATCCTCCGGTATATAGGTTTTCGACCTTCCGGCACGCAGCGCGTCCATCCACTGCGACCATACCTCGTCAAAGGCGTCGAAGCTGTCCAGCTTACCGTCGAAAATACTTCCGCCTCTGTTTTTATATTTTGCGCTTTCAAATATTTTAAAGGGTACTGCAAGTATCTGCGACCTATCAAACGCAATAACAGGTTTAAGATCGCTAAGAGCTGAGACTGCGCTCATATCAACGGGCTTACCATCACAGCAGAGCTCGCTTTTTATGTAACCGAAGCCGTAACGCTCACAAAGTATATATTCTCGTCTATGCTCCCTGAAAAGCGTTTTGAATACGACCTCATGAAGTCGTCCGCGTCTGTATACAAGCTCTATTCTTTCGCCCGGATACCATTCAAGCACAGGATATTTGCTTATATCAGAATCCATTGTAATCTTGAAAGCACCGTCGCCGATAAAAAGGAGCTCTCTTAAATTTGCTTCAAGATTTTTTCGGAAACTGTTTTCATTTTCGATATTGCTCCATATATCTCCATGCGCGGGTTTTTTAAACTCAAAGTCGTTCATATCTGAAAGAGTAACCGAAACAAGCGTTTTGACGATCAACGACGGAAGTCCTGTATGTATTTTACGCATTTCCATTCCACGCGAGCATTTAGACGCCCAAAATTTATATTTATCGGCATATTCTGAAACGCTGCCATAAAGCTGTTCAAGCTCGTTTCCGTCTCCTCTGTACCATATCCGGTTACGGATAGCATTTACTTCAAAATCCATAACCTCGTTTATCTGTATGCTGTAGGGATTTGCGGGCATAACGTTTAGCCAGCTTCGCAGCCCCCGTTTTATATTCTCGCTCAATTTCTGTATTACACCCACCTTTTCACGCTCCTAACAAATACATAGTTTCCGCAACCCCCGTTGTCGCGTCGGGCGCGTCGTCGTGACGGTTGTCTCCGTCGCGCTGATATTTTATCATTGCGCTGTAATAATCCGGCCATTTGTCTTTCCAGTTCTGCGGAAAATATACATGCTCCATTATCCATGTGGAATTTGAAATGATTCTCGCTTTCTTATTTTTCGATTGATGGAACCATTTTACAACGGTCTGATTGCTTGAAAATTGTTCCCGCAATATGCGTATAACGTTTCTTGCGAAGCCTGAACCGCCGTTATTACTTTCTATCCTCGCCTTGTTTACCTTAAATTCAAAAAATCTGCCCGCAGTTTCTTTTTCTGTTATTTCCATTCCTTGCTGAGTATAATAAACATCAAGTATATACGCCTCTTTCATATACGCGCCCCAGATTACACAACACAAATAATCGCTTCCTTCGTCCGCCGTATCAGTATAGCTGTATATTCCCTCTAAAAGGCTTCTTCCGCCGCTGTCCTGCGGCAGCTTATTATAGGTTTTAAAGCTTGTATACAGTCTGCCCTTGATATCTATCGGTTCCTGTTGATAATTGGCCGACGCTATATCGGCGCCCATAGCCTTGATTTTAGACATATACGACTTGTATGACAAAACCTCAGAACAAAGCATAGAACCATCGTCCTGCAACGCTTTCATGCAGATATGACGGACTTTAGCTCCTGATTCATAAAAATGCTCCAAAGCGCGGCCCGCTAAATCATCCGAAGCCCAGCGCGTCATAATTATTATAATTTTTCCGCCCTCCTCCAATCGGGAAAGCATAGTATCTGTAAACCATGCCCAGTGCTTTTCTTTTGTCAATTCGTTATTTGCCTCCTCGGCATTTTTTATAAGGTCGTCGATAATGAGCAGCGTTGCGCCGAATCCCGTCGCCGTACCGGTCGGAGAAGTTGCAAGATAATTATTATATCCGCCCTCCAAGCTCCATAAATTCATTGCTCCGTCGCCGCGCTTAATCGATACTCCGGGAAACACGTCGGAAAAAACGGGTTTATATACATCGGCTTTAGCCTCCATTATGTCGTTACGAACGTTTTTAGAAAACATAGTTGAAAGCGTTTCGTTATATGAGCCCGTCATGATCTTTTGATTTTTATCGTTTCCCAGCGCCCACTCAACCAGCAGTCCGGCAGTCCGAGACTTGCCGTGTCGGGGCGGCTCGTTTACGATCATTACTTCGTCATCAGACTGTATAAAATCCTGGAACTCATTACAAAGATCAACCAAATATCGTCTATCTGCTTTGTAGAAGTCAGGAGCCTTTAAATTACAGTAAGCAAAAAAGTCGCGCCTTGCAAGCTCGATTTTTGCTCCGAGCTTTATCAATTCTCTATCCACTGCCGATCAGCTTCTTTAATTCCTCTGTAGTCAGACCGGCATAAGGGTTTTTAGAATTAATCTCACCCGACAATTCAAGCTTACCGGTATATTCTCCGTCCATTTTATTCAGAGTATCTATCGCCTTGATTCTTGCCTCCGTTTTTTCATTACCGTCAGCCGCTATATCGCTTAATACAATCATGCGGTCCTTTCGTTTCATAATGGCGTTATCCTTAGCCTCTTCCTGAAGCTCGCTATACCTTACCAAAACCTTACCATCTGAAAACAAAGCGCTTGCTTTTACATCGACGGTTGTATCTTTCCATTTTCGTGAAGCAGGAAATGCCTCGCGGTAAGCCTTTCTCTGGCTCATTCCCCGGATGAGGCACTGCACAAATTTCTCATGTCTTGCATTTTCTAATACAGCCATTACAGGCTCACCTTCCTTTCGTTGGGCATAAGAAAAGCCCTGCTAAAGCAGAGCTTAAAAATTATCTTTTCGTATTAGGACCTAACGCTTCTTTTTTAACGTTATGCCCCTGATTCTGATTGATGTTCTTCTTTGTAGTTTTTACCCCTGATTTAAATTTTATTTCCTTTTCCAGCATACCACATCACCTCTATAACTATTATTTTTTGTTTTTAGAATGATATACATAAATTTTTCTTATTATATTTAAAAATAGAGCCTCTTTTTATTTGACATTTTTTGACAAATAGTATATAATAAATAAAACTTGTATAATCGGAGATTTAAATGGATGTAAAAGAATATATTAAAGAACGGCTTGATCCACAAATTGAGTGGTATAGTAAGAAATCTAAACATTGCCAAAAGCTCTATAAGACAATTCAAATTATTGAAATTATTCTGGCAGCCACTATACCGTTATTATCAGGATATTCAGATATTCTATTAATATCAATTATTATTGGCATTTTAGGAATTATAATCACCATTTTAGAATCTATAGCAAAACTAAATAAATACCATGAATACTGGATTCAATACAGATCTACTTGCGAAATTTTAAAATATCAAAAGCATATTTATTTAACTTCTTCTGCGCCATACAACAAAGAAGATGAATCTGTAGATAACTTATTTGTAAGAAATATTGAACAAATTATATCCTCTGAAAATAATCAATGGAAG